GTCAACATAATGTTCGGAATCAATAGAATCATCCGCAATTTTTGCATTAGTTACAGCATCAGCATTTATCATAGCTGTTTCTATTGCATTGTTTGCTATAGTAATAGCACCAGTATCGGCTAAAGTAGCATCACCAGACATTACATTATCTATCCATTTAGATGTGCCTGTATCGTATAATAGCATAGCACCATCTGCTGGAGATGTAATAGTAGTGTCGGTTAGTTCAGCGAGAGTATCTGCTGTATCTACTTCTGCATCTACATACGCTTTGACTGATTGTTGGGAGGGGGCGGCTGTGGCTGAATTACTAGCCATATCGTCTTCGTCTAGTATTACTATACTTGCAGCGGAACTTGCTGCTGCTGCTGCAGAACTTGCTGCATTAGTTGCTGAAGTTGCTGCTTCACTCGCTTTAGTTGTAGCGGTGTCTTTACTACTAGAAGCTTCACTTGCTTTTGTAGTAGCAGTGGTTGCAGAGCTTGAGGCTGAACTTGCTGAAGATGCTGCTGCGGTTGCTGAATTACTTGCTGCTGTTGCAGATGCTGCGGCTTCTGAAGCTTTTTCTGTTACCGTAGTTACTGTAACATCATTATTTGCACTACCAGCACCACCCGTGCCTCTAAATATAGCCATTTAAAACTCCTATACAATTAGTAAAAGGGAGACTACGAATGTAGTCCCCCGATTCGTTTCCTTATTTAGAAACAGCGATTACTAAACCTGATTCAGGTCTAACAGTTTTAACACCATAAAGTGTATCAGCTGTCATTAAATCACCAAGATACTCTTGTTTGTATTGAGTTTGAGTTCTAACGCCCATTTGCTCAACTAAAACCATAGCATCTCTTTGAGACATAATTGCACCCATTGTGTCAACAGCAGAAGCTGAGTTAGCTGCAGCTGTTTCAACTACTGGTAAGTTGTTAGATACATAAATATCTACACCATATAGTTGACCAATTAAGCCGTTTTGTACTGGACTAGAATTTACAAAGTCTGCAGAAGTATAACGGTCAATGCCCATTATTTGACTACGAACTGATGGAGGGATTACTAAGAATCTTCCATCCATTGGAGTATCGTTATCGTCTAGTTCTTTTACTAACTCTCTAAAAGCTAAATCAGTAAATACATCTGTTACTGCAACTGTATCAGCTGCATAAGCAGCAATACCGTTAGAGCCATCAACATAAAAACTGTTAGAGTGAACAAAGTCAGAGCCAGAACCATTGTCATCACCAAAAGTTTTACATAGTAAACCTAAGTCAGAATCAACTTGTTTACCTAATGCGTAACCAGCATCTTCTGTGTAAAATCTTCTTAGTGTAGGTTGTGCTTGAACTTCTGTAATATCCTCAATTAAACGAGAATATTCATAATGTTTGTCTATTGAGACTTGAACTTCGCTTTCTGTAGCTGCAATCAATGTTACTTGAGTTGAAGCTGCTTTAGCAGAAGCAGAGCCACGAGTTGGTTTAGGAATGTGAATTGTATCACCTTTCTTTCCAACATGTGACATTTTATTTACAGCATTAGCTAATACAAGATTGTTCTTGTAAGCTGCTACAATTTCATCCGACCAAATTTCAGGGATAAATGTAGCTGCTGTAGTATTTGTTACATGGTTTGAACCTAGTGCCATTTTATACCACCTTTAAGTTAAAGTTAAAATTATCTAACTCTCCCTTCTTCATAAGCCTTTTGTATTTCATTTATATTGGCTCTGTACTTTTCAGGGTTGTTAGTCATTAAATTGACTATGTCTGAACGCTTATAGATTTTACGAGATACAGGCTCTCCTGAACCCTTACCACCAGTAGAAGCTGCTTTACGCTGCTGCTTACGGTCTTCATCGTTAATAGCTTTAGTCTTTTCAACAATGCCTTTTCGTTCCTTCCAAAATGAAAGTAATTCATCGGCAGCATCAAAATCATATTTATCTGCTCTTTCTAACAATTCTACTCGTACTTTTGAACTTCTCACCCAATCACCAAATGCAGGGTCTTTTACAATATCTACATAGTCAGGGTGCTTAGTTGTTAGCTTCCCAAGAACTTCTTGTTCATTTTGTTTAGCAAGTAGTTCTTTTATTTGCTTCATTTCCTCAGAACCAGCTACTGCTTTAGCTACTGCTTCTTTTGGATTATCAAAAAAATCTGGTTCAACATTGTCAGTGTTGCTTAAGTTTTCTTTAGTTTCACTAACCTTATTCTTAATAAATTCATCTACAATTTTACGAAGTTCGCCTACTTCTGCACCTTGTCTGCCTACTAGTTTTTCAGCTTCTTGATGCATCTGTACAACTTCTTCAATACTTTTACCAGCATACTTACCTTCAAGTTTTGGTTCTTCTGTATTTTCTTCAGTTGTTTCAGCTACTACTTCTTCTTCTTGTTTTGTTTCTGCAGTTTCCTGAGTTTCCTCAGCTGCTTTTGATTCTTCTGGTTTATTATCAAGCTCTGTTAATATATCTACCAGTTCCTCATTTTCTTGTAAATTTACTTCATTCTTATCAAGAGGGTTTTCTTTAGTCATTTTAATGTCTCCGTACTTTGAAAGTATTGTGGGGTATTAATTATTTTTATGATTATTAGCACCGGCTTTCTCATGTTCTCTTGCCCATTTATCGTGATATCCGGGAAAGGTATGGTCTAATTTAAACCTAATAGGAGAAATTATCCGATTACTCATTAAACCACAGACAGAGCATTCTACTTCCTTTACATCGGATTTGGTAAGATGTTCTGTTGTGTGTCCATTGGGGCAGGTAAAATCAAACAACATTAAGCTCATTGAAAGTTCTCCTGTCCTTCTGTACTTATGGTTTCTGATTGTAAAGTCTCGTATGAGTTTTTTACAGAGGTCTCCCAATCAAGAATCCAATTCAGTATTTCCATTTGTCCTTGTGCTAGATGTAATTGTTTTGCATCTTCAAGGGCTAATAGATTAATAGATTTTATAACATTTTCAGTGTCTTCTTTAAACTGTTTCCAACCATCAGTCATAAAAAGTTCTAAATAACTGTTATAATATTTTTCTAAATCTTGGTCTATTATCATTTCCTTATTATATCATATTTATACTGTTTTGTCAAGAATTATTATCTGAAGCCATTTTTAGTTGAGACTCTGATATTTTCTCCTTAACATCCAGTTCTTTTTCTTTTAGCTCAAGTTCAGCATATTTAACTAGTCTTTGGAATTCATCTAATCCTACAGACTTAGCTAATGCAGCTATTCTCTTAGTTTCTTCCTCTATAGGTAGTAACTGAGTTTCAACATTGTTTTGTTGTACTCTTGATATAATTTCAGCAGTTTGAGCTTTAAGATTTTCAATACTAGATTTAGCTTGTTCAACAGCCATTTGTTGTTGCATTTGTTGCATTTGTTGTTGTTCAGGGTTAGGCTGATTAACTTGTCTTAGTTGTGCTATAATAGCTTCTCTATTAGCTAGTCCCATATTATCCACAATAGATTCAACTAACATTGGGTACATTGGGGATTCTGGTGACATTGTTTGTAATAATTGTACTAGTTGAGTTACTTCATATTCACGAGCAATAATACCTAACGAACTAGATGCTACAAACTTATAATCTTTTGCAGGATATAATTCAGGTTCAAACTGCATATATCTACAAGCAGCTTTCTCAACTAACGGAATTAAAAAGTTTTCTTGGAAGTTAATTAAAGTACGCTTATGTCTTTTGATAATAGCACCTAGTCCCATAGATATACCAGCTGCTGTTGCTTCTCCATTGATAGAGCCGGGAATACCAGCTGAATCAATAGCACCTGTAGCTTGTTGTATCATAGTTTGTAACTGTGCTGCTTGAGTAAAGCTTACTTGGTCTAGTTGTCCAAAGTTCATAGGTGTTAAAACTTCTCTAGGATTACCATTAGTTAAAATAGTTTTTCCCGGTCTAACATCTAACTTAGCACCTCTAGGCATACGAGAAGCATCTATACCCATCATAGGATGTACAGTTAATGCTAGGGCATCAATTCTTGCTCTCATTTCTGTATCTAATGCTTTTTGTGAGTTGTAAGCTTTTTCACAAATACCACGACCCCAGAATTTAAATGGTACAGTGTCCCAAGAGAATGCAATAACTGGTCTATCTTTTTTCATATATGGATTGCGTTCCACTTTTAAAACTGTATCGTCATTAGCAATAACTACAATAGCTTCTGTATAAGTTGTTTTATTACCTTCTTCGTCTTCCATCATTGTTGGAAACTCTACAACTTCATTTTCATCTGCTTCAGGCATATCTTCGTCTTCCAACAAATCTGTTGGTACTAAGCCATAGTATTTAGTTAGCTTAATCATGTTTTGTGTATCTAACATAGTAACTTTACTAGCATCTTCTAAGTCAGAATCACTAGCAACACTTTCTATTTCTACATCACGATAGATACCGGAATCAATACCTTGTTGTATACTGTGCATTGATACCATTTTTTCTATAGCTACACCTAAAGCATCATCTACATTAGTAGCTAGAGGGTCTATTAAAAAGTTTTGGGGCATGATAGGGTCTATACGAACTATAACTCTATCTCTTTTTTCTACACCAACTGCTGTTAAACCCATATCAGGTTGTGGTTGGCTAGTAGTTTTTAGTTCTGTTACTTCATCTAGTATTAATTCACCAATACCATTACCAAATATAGCAGAATTTAGTAAGCATTCTGCAATAGAGCTACGAGCTTTTGCAAAATGCATGTCTTCTTCTAGTTGATTTCTTATAATAGCTATATCTGCTGGGTTAACATCTTGTAAATCATCTTTAATGTCAAAGAATTTACCACGACCAAAAGTAGCTTCCTCTATTTCTGCTACTGCTGACTCTACAGCTTGTTGAGTGGCGGGGCTAATTAACCTAGAGCGTTCTGATTCTCTCATACTATCAGATTTATCCCATATACCACGCCATATACGGTAATATTCATCGTGTTTTTCTTGATAATTGCTTTGATAGTGGTCTCTCCACATCATACATTTATCCATAATCCAGTCTTTTAAAGACATTTTAGTATACATTTCGTTGTTATTATCCATATTTAATATCCCGCTATAGTGTCAAGTGCTTCAAAATTATCTTCTTCAAAATCATAATAGTATGTTATTTGTGCTAATTGGTCAATGTAAGCTAACGAATCAACTAAATCATCATGTACTTGTGGGTTAGGGAATTGAAACAGCTCGTCTAAAAACTTTATATTCCATTCACCCTTGTTAATCATTATTGTACCATGTTCAAACCTACCTTGTAATGCTGCAACAATCCTATCTACCTTACGCTTATTACCATGTGTTAGTTCTTGTATGGTAAAAAACATATTTCTTTGTCGCATCATATCAGTTAGGGGTGACATAATAGCTTGTTTACTTATTCCTTTTTCAATACCTATACTTAATGGTTGATACTTTTCTACTGCTTCAAATATTCTTTCAGCAGTTTCTTCAAAAGTCCAACGACCATGTATAATATCGTCTACCCACCAACCTGATTCACTTACTTTAACACAAGCAATAGATGTACTATCTAGCTTAGTTTTCTTTTTCTTTTTAGCTGTAGCTTCTTCAAAACCCGCCATATCAATAGCTATATAATAACTGCCTTCATTGGGTTCTTCCGTACCTACTTGTATCCATTCTTCCTTAAATAAGTCAGAGCCTTGTGCTTCAAAGGAAGCCATAAACTCTTGTCTAAATGCAAAAGAGGACATACTTTTCTTAGCTTCATCTATTTCAGTTGCATCCAATAATGGGTTGTCATATGAAGTAAAATGCCAAGCATTCCAAGTATCATCATCTCTTTCAGCAAACTTATACAAGTCATAAAAATGGTTACGACCCATTGGTGTACCAATAAATAAAGCTCCACCTTTTTGGTCAGCTAGGGCAGGTCTTAGGATTTGTTCCCATACTTCCGGTTTCATATCTGCGTACTCATCCATTACTAAGTACTTAAGGGACACACCCCTCATGGTTTCCGGTCTATCTGCACCTTTTAATGATATGGTAGCACCATTAATTAAAGTTACTTGTAAATTATTTATATGTGAATTTTTAATTACTGGATTACCTATACTCAGTAATACTTGCCACATAATATCTCTAGCTTGTCCTTGTGTGGGGGCAACATAGAATACATGTCCAGCTTTTGCTTGTAGGGCGTAGTATAATAATAAATATACAGCTAGTAATGTTTTTCCAGTACGCCTACCTGCAGCTACTACTTTAAATCTACATTTACTATTCCAAACTTTTTGTTGCCAGTCTAGTAATTTTATATTTAAGTCAGTACTCAAGCTTTACCCTCATATAGCCCTATTGCTTTTGCAGTTGCAACTAGTCTATCTTTTATTTGTTTAGGGGTATCTTCATCTTCATATTCAGCATTACGCAAAAACTCTTGTGCTGATGCTATGTATTTACCCTTGTTAAATAAAGCTACTGCATTGGGGCTACCACCTAAATCACCACGATAAGTAGATTGTACTAACTCAGCTTGTAGTGTTTCTGGTAGTTCATCATAACTAGGTATTAGTTTTCTGGTTAAATCTTCGTGGTGTTCAAAAGACTGCTTAAAAGTTTTAGTTAACCATTTACCTGTTTGTCCTACCCCTGTTGTTTTTATTCCTTTAGTACAGGTATAGATACCATCTACATAACCTTCTAACTCAACTACTCTTTTTTCTTTATAGCTTAGTTCTCTTTTCTCTTTCTTTTCTATAGCAGCTATTGCTTGTTTGCCATGTAGTACTTTAGCTTTCTTTACTGTTTTCTTTTTAGCTACTTTCTTTTTCTTCGCCACTGTCATGACTACTAACCTCCACTACATCAGCATCTATTATTTCAGGTTCTTGTTCTTCTCCACTACCAATCACTGTAGTTTCTCCACCCACTCCTGTAATAACGATATTAACAGCAGCTTTACCACCTAAATTTTTATCTTTATCAAAATACGATAAAGGCATAATACGGTCAATCAATAACTTCCAAGCAGCTGACTGTGATTTATGGTTATCATCCAGTGCTGCATTAAGTATAGAATCAATTACTTTACGGGATTTAGGGGATGCTAACAGTCTAGCTTTGTATTCTCTGATTGCATCTGCATCACCTTTAGGTCTTCCTACTGCACCTCTATTACCCTTTTTTTTAGATTCTATTAAATCTTTTTTAGGTCTACCTTTCTTTTTAGTTACCATAGCTTTATCCATAACGGAGCTTTATTAGCAGTTATTTTTTAAACATCTTAGTCATTTGTTGAATACCGAAGGATGCAGCGAATACAACACCTACTGCAGTTTTGTAAAAGTCAGGCATGGACTCTAGGGCAGCAAAGCCACGAGATACAATGTCTTCGTGACCTGTAAAAGCTAGAATTAAGGGAATGCTAACAAGGATTGTTAACCATTCATCCTTCCAAGAGTTATTACTAGCTTGAGCCATAGTCTGATTCCACTCTAGTTCACCAGCGGCAACTTTGCGTGATATTTCGGCTTGAGCCTTTGTGGTAACTAGTCGTGCCTCTTGTTTTGCTTTACTAAGCTCTTGCTTACCCTCTAGCCATGTCTTACCTAAACTTACGATTGGAGCTATTAAGTTAATCATTTTAAACCTAATTCTCTTTTTATCATATCTAATGTGCCTTTTGGAAATTCATCTCCTAAATATTCTTTTAATTTAGCATCTGACTCCCCTTTTTGTAAACCAAGAATAACTTTTTTTATTCTGTTTCCTTCAAAGACATTAGTCATTTCTTCCATTTTATCTTTAGGGACAGTAAATTTATACCCTTGTACTACAGCCATTCTAACTCTCCTGTTGTTTATCTATTAAGAAATCTAAGTATTGTCTAGCTTTTTTTAAATCTTCCACACCATTCTTATGTTTCCACCTACTGATGTACTTAACCACATTACCTTCACAAAAGTCTAGTTTATTGGTCATAATGTAATCAATCGGTTCTATCCCATTGTGGATATAGTGCTTGGGTTGTTTTATATTGTCATTATCTGTATTATCTTTTTTGATAACATCAGTTAAATTTTTATGCATAGTTCTGCCCTTAATTATAAAACAAACAGCAACGATAAATAATAATAATACACAAGGGGTATATAATTACTAATAATAATTTATACCTTGTTTATAATATAAGGTATTATATCATATTTTTAAGCAAATGTCAATAGATTATATCTAAATAGGTATATAATAATATAATATTTTAGGGGTATGCACCAACACCTAACACTTCGTGTCTGGCTGTCCTTTTTCTGCAATTTTTTTAACCAGCCCCTACCCCTTAAAACCCAGTAAATTACTGGGGTATATCCCTTTCGTTTCCTTTCGTTATTTTCGTTAATAAACAACGGGTGGGGAGTCCAAATATTCCCACTTTTTTGTATCTGGGGTGGTACTATATATATTAGAGTCGCACACGCCCCGCCCCCACCCCATCGTGCAGGGGTGCGCATTCTACTTTACGCAAAAAAATTCCTCAAAATTTCTGGAGGGTGAGCATTAGGGAGAGCAACCTACACACCCCAAAGCAACCCCACCAAATACCCCACCTATAAGTTCTACTTATGCCCATAAATTTTACTTATGACTACGATAAAAACTTTTCATTAGACTTCCTATTACTAGCTGCTATTATGCACTCATATCTTAATTGATATAGCAAGTAACAATATGATTAATAACTAAGAGGATATAACAATGATGACAGCAAGTGATTTTGAAAGAATAGCAGATGCACTTATAGAAAATCCAGATGTAGTAGATAATGACTATTTTATGTCTGATTTATGTGAGGTATTAGGAAATAGTAAATATTTTAATAGAGATACTTTTGAGAAATACATAACTGCAGGAATTGATAAAGCAGAGGCACTATCGGATATGTACCCTACTGATGAAATGGTAAAAGAAATAGAGGGTAGATAATAACAAGGGTTGGCTACTCCCTACAAAAGTAGCATTTAATTTAAACTAACTAAGAGGATAAGAAAATGACATTAACAATAGAAATTAAAAATGTATACGGCAAACAGTTAATATACCCCGTATGTGATACAGCTAAAAAACTATGCAGTATAACAGGATATAAAACATTTAACACAAATACTATTGAGACATTAAAAGAAATAGGATATGTATTTAAAACTGATTCAATTAACTTATAAAAAGAGGATAAATAAAAATGAAAAGACTACTAACAGATAAAACGATATATAAATATCATACACCAATTATCAAGAACCCATATGTATTATATATATTAAATAGATATTTATTTATACATATAGATATAATTGAAATGATAGCAGATATAGATATAGAAAATTTAGTATCAATATTAAGTTTAGATTCAATAAAAGATATTAAAAACTATGAATATAATTAATTTATAGGAGGTATAAAAACTTTTGATTGGACTAATTAAACTAGATAGATAAAATGTAAATGTAACATTAACTAACTTAAATGAGGATAAATAACAATGAATAAAGAAATGAAAATGAAGAAAATTATTAAACTTATAAATAAAGTATATAACAACAGTGAAAAAACAGATGCCATTGTATACGATAAATATATTTTAATAAATGCATTGGCGGAAGAACTAAAAAAAGAATGTCAATTACAAATGGAGGATAAATAAAATGAATGAAGATAATACATACAATGGGTGGCATAATTACGCAACATGGCGTGTAAATTTAGAAATATTTGATGGCATGGAAATTGAGGAAGAATGGACATGGGAATATTGTAGAGATTATGTAGAGGAAATATTACAGCAAGAGTGCGACCATAGTGGCACATTAGTTTTAAGTTATGCCCTAGCATTTATTAATGATGTTGCATGGGCTGAAATTGCTGAACATTTAAATGAACAATTAAAAGAGGAGGAATAACAATGAATGATATTATGAAAGAAGAAAAGATAAGACCGTTTGAAAAAGATTTATTCAAGTTATTACGAGAACATTTTGATTTCAATAATTATTGGTGGGATTTAAAATGCGTACATAATAAAGAAGAAGGAATAATCAGTGGCATAAATGTTAATATAACTATTAAGAAGGAGGATAAATAAAAATGAATAAAGAAAATGATAATGATTATATGACACTAGCGGAAATAATATATAGTATAATATTCTTTGTTACATTATTTGGCGGGTGTTACTTGTTCTTATTAATAACTTATTAAGGAGGCATAATGGATAATAAAAAAATACCAGAAGATATAAGGAAGTCTATAGAATTGTTAGTTAAAATAATTGCTATGCAGGATTTAAATATAAATATGCAAACAGCAATCAAACAACAGATAGATGATTTAAGAAATAAAATAACCTATATGGAGGTAAAATAAAATGAGATTAAAGGCAAGAATAAAGGCAAGAAATGAGGCAGAGGCTATAAATAACGCTATAAATCAAGGGCTTATGAAGAATCCTGCAGATTATAGATATTTATATACAAAGCATTATGCGCTAGATGATGAATGGCACGATATATTTATTAATCTAAATACTAACTATCAAGAATCAGTAAAGGTGGAGCAGTGGATATCAGAGGAAGAAGAAGAATAAAACAACTGGAAAGATGGTTGAAAAGATTTAATCCAGACAATCCCTATATGGCATTCTTTCATATCGGGACTAGTGAGGAAGAAGTAAAGAAGGCAAGGCAAGAACTTAAAATTTTAAAACAACAGCGAGGAATAAACCATGAGTAAAAAAGAAATAACAGTAACAACCATAATGTATAGAGGGGATGAATGTGGTAATCCTTATTCATATGAAGATACGACACTTCTATCTTTTGATGAATGGTTAAAAAAACATAATAAGGATAGGAAAGAAGAAGGAAATCTTGAAGAATATGATGGAGATTTTGAATGTTTTGAAACAACATTTACTGTATAGGAGGAACAATGGGTAAAGAAGATAAAACATTAAAGGAAATGACAAAAAAATTAGATGAACTTTTAGATTGGTTAGTGGATAGCCCGATGGATAACAGGGATTATAGTACAATACATAGAATTTTTGATAGATACTTAGAGGAGGAGAACAATGAATCCAATACTATTTGTTAAGTTATGTTTGTTATCGTTACCCATCTGGATATGGATAGCAGTTATGTTACTACTTCACTATGCAGAGAGGGTATAGACATTTAAATAAACAGGGGTATAATGATATAGGAAAGTTATTTTATAACCCTTAAATCACAAATGAGGAGCTATTATGACTAAGAAATATGTAATGCAGAGCTACGAAGTATTTATTAAAGAAGTAGAAGTTATTGCAGACTCACAAGAAGAGGCAAAGAAGAAATATGATAGGGGTGAGTACAGTATTACGAATGAATATTATTTAGATATTGACAATGATACATGGGGTGAAGTAGTATCAGAATATGAGGAAGAAATTAAGAAAAAATTACACTAGTAATACTTGCTAAACTTTGAGGGGTTCAACAGCCCCTCTTTTTTTATCCTTATCCTTTAGCATTTCTTCTTGAGTATCTCTAATAACATCAAGACATTCATTACAAGTATCAATATAAGTATTAAATAGTGGGTGTGTTACGGGGTATTTCTTTACTGATTCTTCATCAGTTAAAAGATTGTTGCAGATAATGCATCTCATTTTTAATCCTTTCAAGAACAGACGGCATATAATGTAATAGCTTTAGTGATGTACACTAAAATAAATGACGATAGTAATATATAAAAAATTCTTATTACAATCATTTCAGATTTTAATTCATTTCTTTTATATAGTAAATCTTCAAGTAGGGTAAATGTTGGATTAGCAATAAGGTATATAAACCCTAATGTAATCCAACACCCCATCATAAGAATAGCCTCAACAGTCATTATAAAATAAACCAGAGAGGGATAGATAAACAACAAAAACCTAAAAAGATAACTAACAATCTTTCAAGTTCTAGTGGAGGTACAGATTTACTAACATTCTTTCTAGTAATCTTTGGATTAATAACAACATTAATACCGTTACTCTCCATTAAGTTTTTATCTATGTCTTCTAATCTCTTATCAGTCATATGATATACTCCTATATTTTAATTAAAATTAAGATGTGTTAGGATAACTGTAGTATTTTTCATCATTGCTGTAAGTCAATATTAATAATAAAGATTACCCTAAAACACCCAGAGAGTGTATCATATTTTTCGTTAAAAGTAAATACCCGTTTATAAAATAAATAACTTGACAGTCAGAATGCTTTATCGTTAACATAATACGCAATTACTTAGGAGGATTTATGACGGATATACACAGCAGTACACTTAGAGATGAAGTCAAAGAACTAGAATACGATATGACCATAAAAGAATTATTAGATTACATAACATCAGATAATACTTTGATAGATATTAATAATGTTTTAGAAGATATAGCTAGAGATAAAATAATTATGAGGAGTGAAGACAATGAGTGATGCAAAAGAGTTACAGAAAATTATTGATTCAAATATTGAAATGACCGAAGAACTTATTGAAGACTATAAATTAAATTGGTGTTTGATAGATGCTATGGAACTAATTAACAAACATGGTAAAGATTGGTTTTTTAAAAAACTGGAGGAAAAAGTAAATAAAGAAATAGGTTTATCATGAAGTTAAAGAAGGGTAAACCCCTGCATAAAATATCTTGTAAGGATTGTGGGAGTAGTGATGCTAAACAGGTATTCTTACAGGAAGACGGTACACAAGATGCTTACTGTTATGCTTGTGATACCTACGACCCACTCAAAGACACAGTTAAAATTAAATATAAACAAGAGGAATCAACAGTTATGACTATACCAGACATATCTAATTTAAAATCTTTAGATATTCCAGACCGTCTTATTCGTAAAGATACAGTAGAATATTATGGTGTTAAACTAGCACTATCAGAATCAGATGGTAAGACTATCACAGAACATTATTACCCAGACCACAATGACGGGGAGTTAATAGGTTATGAAGTTAGGGATTGTATTAATAAAAACTTTAAGGCAGTAGGTAATCGTAAAGGTGAGTTTGATTTATGGGGACAAAGTAAAGCACCCCTAGCCCGTAAGTTATTTATAACGGAGGGTAGACTAGATGCTATGAGTTTACATCAAGTTATACTAGACAACACCCCGCCTAAGTATGCACAGTATAAACCTGCGGTTGTATCTCTTACTCGTGGCGCAACAGGGGCTAGTAAAGATTTACTGCACAACAGAGATTTTATTAGCAAGTACGAGGAAGTTATCTTATGTTTTGATAATGACAGTGCAGGAAAGAAAGCAACTAAAGATGCACTTAAAATATTTCCGTTAGCAAAAGTGGCTATGCTTTCAGAAAAAGATGCTAATGATATGTTAGTTAAAGGTAAAGGAAAAGAATTATATCAAGCTTGTGTTTGGAATGCTCAAGTCTGTAGACAGGGTGAGGTTGTAGATGTCCATGACTTTATAGACAAGGCTATGGAAAAACCTCAAATGGGATTAAGCTTTGCATGGAAGACAGTGACTAAAGCTTGTTTTGGTATACGCCCTCATACAATTCATGTGGTGGGTGCTGCTCCAAAAATTGGCAAGACCGACCATCAACATCAATTAGTACATCACTTAATTTATAATGAACAAGTTAAGGTGGGTATGTTTGATTTAGAAAACTCACCTGTAAGAACTGCTAAGAAGTTAGCAAGTAAACAAGCAAGGATAGATTTTACTAGACCTGATAAAGAATACCCAGATGAATTACTAAGAGATACTTTAGAATCCTTAGACGGTAAGGTTAGATTTTATGATAGGTCAGGCAGTAGAGATTGGGAAGATATTAAAGTAGCGATAGAAGAAATGCATTTGTTGGATGGTATTAATATATTTTTTATAGACCCACTAACTGCATTGATTAGTAGGTTCTCAAGCAGTGAGGCTAATGATAAGCTTAATGAAATATGTACTGATATGGCAGACCTAGTGCAGAATTATCCTATTACTATATTCTGTTATTCTCATGTTAACCCTAAACCTAAAGGTAGTAAGAGTCATGAACAAGGTGCAAAGGTTTTATCCTCAGAGTTTACAGGCTCAAGAGCTATGGAAAAATGGTTTCACTATGGGCATGGTATCTCAAGGGATAGAACGGAAGAATGCCCACCAGACAGAAAAAATATTTCTACTTTTCAAATGTTATTTGATAGGGATTATGGTCAAAGTTATAGTTGTGATGTATACTTTGACGAGGACACAGTAACTTATTTAGAACCAGACAAATGGGGTAAAGCAAGATGACAGATTATGTATGCGATATAGAAACAGATGGTTTAAAACCTAGCTTGATACATTGTGCATCCATTTACAATATGGACACAAAAGAATTATATTCATTAACTACTTATCCAGAAATGACAGAGTTCTTTTATTGTTTAACTAGTGAAGACAGATTGATAGGACATAACTTTATTCGTTATGATAAACCCGTTATAGAAAGAATACTTGATATTAAATTACAAGCTCACATTGTAGATACGACTGCTCTTAGTTGGTATCTCACCCCTGATATTAATAAACATGGCTTAGCGTTTTGGGGAGAAAGATTAGGTGTAGCTAAACCTGTTGTGGAAGATTGGGAGAACTTACCCCTAGAAACTTATGTGCATAGATGCGAAGAAGATGTAAAGATAAATACTTTATTGTGGGAAAAACAAAGTGCTATGTTAGAAAAACTTTATGAGGGTAAAAGTAGTAATAGATTAATTAGATACTTAGAACACAAAATGAATTGTGCTGTAATGCAAGAGGCTAGTCAGTGGAAACTTGATGTAGATAAAGCAGAGAAACTACATAAAGAATTAACAACTAACTATCAAGTAGCAGTAGATGCATTGGCTAGTGTTATGCCACAAGTACCTAAGACAGCAAAGCGTACCCGCCCCGCTAAACCCTACAAGAAAGATGGTAGCTTATCCGCTACGGGTAAAAAGTGGGATGAACTAACAATAAGTAAAAAATTACCGTTTGATTATGACGGTGATATAACTGTAGTGGTTGGGTACAATGAGCCTAATCCTAGTAGTGTACCTCAAATAAAGGATTGGTTAGAATCATTAGGTTGGCAACCCGCTACTTATTCGTACAATGGTGATGGTAAAAGCATACCTCAGATTAAAAAACCAGATGGTAACTTGTGTGAATCTATAGATATTCTAATCAAAGATAATCCTGAGATAGAACACCTAAAGACTATGACGGTAGTTAAACATAGAATAGGTGCAGTACAAGGTCTATTAGAAAACGCTGATGCTAATGGTTTTGTTGAGGCAAGAATACAAGGCTTTACGAATACCCTAAGATTTAAACATGCTGTGTGTGTTAACTTACCATCTGACCGTAAACCATATGGTAAAGAACTACGCTCATTGTTTACAGTAAGAAAAGATAATCATTTACTATGTGGTTCAGATATGGCTAGTTTAGAAGATAGAACTAAACAACATTATATGTGGGAGTATGACCCAGAATATGTTAAGGCTATGACGACAGATGGTTTTGACCCTCACTTAGACTTAGCATTATCAGCAGGTGCAGTAACACAAGAGCAAGTTGATGAATACAAAGCCGGGAATAAAACAGATGAAGTTTCACAACTAAGACATAATTATAAAGGTGGTAACTATGCTTGTACTTATGGTGCGGGTGCAACTACTTTATCAAGACAATTAAATATTAGTGAGGCTGAGGCAACTAAAATACATCAAGCATATTGGAAAAGAAATTGGTCACTAAAAGAGATAGCAAAGAATTGTGAAGTTAAAATAGTGAATGAACAAATGTGGCTATGGAATCCTGTATCTGAACTGTACTATTATCTCAAGGCAGACAAAGATAAGTTCTCTACTTTGAATCAGGGTACAGGTACTTATTGTTTTGATATGTGGTTATTGTTTGTTACTAACAAAAGAAAACAGTTAACAGCTCAGTTCCATGATGAACTTATCTTAGAGTTACAAGACTGTAAGAAAGAACAAATAACTGCAATACTTAAGGAGTCTATACAAGAGGTTAATAAAAACCTCAAGTTAAACAGAGAGTTAGATTGTGATATTTCTTTTGGAAAAGACTATTCACAAATACATTAAATGTGCTATACTAAACTTGTATTAATTACAATGGAGATTAAACTATGGCAATAAATAGAGTATCACCCCAAGCAGAGAAGACAGCTACTACTGTAGAATATGTCAATGTGCCAGAAGGTGAACATGAAGGAAGGTTAGTTTATGTAGCAGACTTAGGCTTACAAGAGCGTAACTTTGCCGGTGAATCTAAACCTCCAGCACAGCAAATATCTTTAGGGATTGAGCTAGTGGGACAAGAACAAACCTTGTCCGATGGTAATACAGTACCTCGTATACTGTGGTCTAAACCTTTCAACATATTCCAAACTATGAATGAGCGTGGTAATGAATATAAGTATTACAAGATGTTCGTTCCTACTGCCAGAGATGGTGAAGTAGCAGATTGGGATAGTGTTTTAGGTATGCCAATTAGTATAACGGTAACTCATAGTACGGGTAAAGATGGTAAAACTTATGATAACATAGGTGGTATGTCAGCTATCCCTACTAAGTATCAAGACCAAGTAGCACCTGCGGCAACAACTGAAATGGCAGTTGGTGATGCGGAAGACGAAAACAATGTAGCCACTAAAGCTATGTTTGGTTTAGTCAAATACTTGCATGAGAAAAGAGTTAACGGTAAAGTAACTCAACAGACAAGTACGCCTGTTACAGCTAAGGCAGTAGCGAACACAGAGTTTGCAAAGGATATTCCTTTCTAGTCATGAAGTTACTGATAGACGGTGACCCAATTGTTTATAGAATTGGCTTTGCCTGTCAAAAAAAGGATAAGGAAACAGGGGAAGTTATTGCTGAACCTGCTCCTTATACCCTTTACTCTTGTAAAACATTTGTAAATAATATTTTAAATACTACAGAGTGTGATACTTACAAGATTTTCCTATCTGGTAAAAATAATTTCAGATACAAAATAAGAGAAGATTATAAAGCTAATAGGTCTGGTGTAGAGAAACCTGTACACTACAAACTTATTAAAGACTATTTGATAAAGCAATATAAAGCTCAAGTGGTTGACGGCATGGAGGCTGATGATGCTTTATCCTTATCCCAAACAGAAGATACAGCTATAGCTACTGTTGATAAAGATTTATTAATGGTAGAGGGTAAGCATTATAATTATGTCAAAGAAACTTGGCAGGATGTTTCAGCTCAAGACGGAGAATATTTTTTTTATAAACAAATGTTAACGGGTGATAAAGTTGATAACATTATTGGTATACATGGTATAGGTGAGAAGAAGGCTACCAAACTTCTTGATAATACTCCTAGAGAAGAATGGGATAAAGTAGTGATAGACCTATACTTAAAAGAATTTACTCCTGATGGTTTTCAAAGAGCAGTAGAAAATGCACAGTTATTGTGGATGCTACAGAAAAACAAACAAGTCCCAATAGACTTTGTTAAGGAGTTGACAAGTGAAAGTAAGAAAAAGAAAAACAAAAAGAACAAGTAAAAATATATACAGAAGTGGATTAGAAAGCACTTTTGCTACAAAGACTAAAGGAATGGGTTTTGTCTTTGAACCAGAAAGAATGCCTTATACAGTTCATCGTAAATATGTACCTGATTTTGTTAAAGATAATATACTTATAGAGTGTAAAGGATTTTTCAGGGCGGGTGATGTACTCAAATATAAATCAGTAAAGAAATCCTACCCCGATAAAGAATTAATATTTATCTTATCCGACCCCTATAAAAAAGTTAGGAAAGGTAGTAAATTAAATATGGGTCAGTGGTGTTTTAAAGAAGGCTTTGCCTATTTCACCGTCAAGGATTGTGATAAATTAAAAAAGTATATATCGTTAAATGAAGAACAAAAACATAAATATAGAGAAGAACATTTAAGAGGTGTATGATGGGAGATATATTAAACTTTCTTGATTATAAAGAAAGCAGACTAGCGGAGGAACAGATAGCTTTTACTTTTGAGGAGTTATGTGACAAACTAAAAGAGGTAGATGAAATTAGTTTGATGGAAGTATTAGAAATAAGTTCAGAAGATTTAGTGGAAAGGTTTGAAGATAAAATAGAAATAAAAATTAATCAAATTAAAAAAGATTTAAGGGGAGAATGATGTCAAGAATATTACAAAAGAAAGAAACTTATACTGTAGATTATCCAAAAGCAATAGAGTATTGTGAAAATGCAGAGAAGATATTTTGGTTTGCAGATGAAATAGAAATGGAAAAAGATATCCATGATTTAAAAACTAACCTAACACCCCAAGAATTACATGGTGTTACTACCGTTCTTAAATTATTTACCTTGTATGAATTACATGTAGGTAATGAGTATTGGTTGGACTATGTTAGAAAAGTATTCCCACGCCCTGAGATACAGCGCATGGCTAGTGTCTTTGGTATGTTTGAATTGAATGTACATGCCCCATTTTACGATAAGCTTAACGAAGTTATGGGGTTAAAGAGTGATGAATTTTATGAAAGTTACACTAACGATAAAGTATTGAAGGACAGAATGGATTGGATAGATAAACAGTTCAGTAATAAAGACCCTTTATACATTACTGCTATCGGTAGTATTACTGAGGGTGCAATACTATACAGTAACTTTGCTTTCCTAAAACACTTTCAAGCTGAAGGTAAAAATAAACTAATGAATATGACTGCCGGGATTAACTTTTCAGTCAGAGATGAAAACTTACATAGTGAAGCAGGTGCTTGGTTACACAGAGCATTAAAGAAAGAAATGAATGTCAGTGATGAAGACTATCAAAAGCTTGTCGTAAAGATTAAAGAAACTTGTGAGCAAGTATACAAGCATGAGTGTAGAATTATTGACATGATATTTAAAGAAGGAGATATCAAGGGTATTACTGCTAAACAAATGAAAAACTTTATTCAGTCAAGATTAAATATTTGTTTATCACAACTAGATATAGAACCTATGTACACTGTAGATTATGACCCTATAAGTAATTGGTTTTATAAAAATATTAATAGTGGTTCTTTACATGACTTCTTTGCAAAGCAAGGAAACAATTACTCAAGAGATTGGGTGGAGGGTAAGTTCGCATGGTAGCTAGTTTAAAACCTAAAAAAGAAGATAGAAAAAAGTTTGATATTGATTTAGAATATGGAGAGATAAAGGAAGAAAAGATAGCTTCTATGCTACAAGATAAGAAGATAGAAGTTAAAAGTGAAAGAGGTATGTGGATGAAGACAGGAAATATTTGTATTGAATATGAATGTTGGAATAAACCTTCTGGTATTAATGCTACTGAATCTGATTATTGGTTTCATAATTTATGTATTGATGATAAGATATTCTGTACATTGGTATTTGAAACAGAACATTTAAAAAACATAATTAAAACAATGAAAGGTAAAAAGTCAGTTATGGGTGGAGATAATAATGCATCTAAGATGTGGCTACTACCATTAAAGAAACTATTTGAGTTACAGACATACGAGGAATTTAGGGATAATGAAACATAAATCAATATATGAAGAACTATCAGATGAACGAAAAAAACTACAAGCTGAAGGAAAACTACCGTTATGGGTTACTACACCATCTTGGCAAATATTAAAAGATAAATACACTAGCCCCGAATATCCTGATTTATATTCTATCTACAAAAGAATATCACATGCAGCAGCTAGACACATGAAAGGTGAAGAAGAACACTATCAAAAAGTATTCTTTAATTTAATGTGGAATGGTTGGTTAGCTTGTTCTACTCCTGTACTAGCTAACATGGGTGCTGATAAAGGTTGCCCCGTATCTTGCAGTGGTAATTTTGTAGGTGATAACATTTATGATTTTTATGATTCACAAAAAGAAACTGCAGTACTAACCAAAAATGGTTTTGGTACTTCAAGTTATCTTGGTGACATAAGGGAGAGAGGTATGCCAATATCCGCAGGAGGAGTGGCTAGTGGTATACTTCCCGTTCTTAAGGATTTTGTACAGTTATCTCGTGATGTGTCACAAGGTAATACTAGGAGAGGAGCTTGGGCGGGTTACTTAGAAATGGAGCATGGTGACTTCTGGGAGATAGCTAACTTCGTTGTTAATCATCCTGACGATTGTAATATAGGTTGGTTAGTTACTAATGACTTTATTACAAGATTGGATAGTAAAGACGAAGATGCCATAGCTCGTTATCAGAAGGCAATGAAAGTTAAAATGCTAACAGGTAAAGGCTACTTTGTATTCATTGATAAGATGAACGCCCAAAACCCTCCTATGTATTCTGAACATGGATTAAAAGTTAAAGCTAGTAATTTATGTACAGAGATTACATTACACAGTGACGAGTTCCATACCTTTACTTGTGTCTTATCGTCTATGAATCTAGCTAAATATGATGAATGGAAAGATACAGATGCAGTACATGATTCCATAGTATTCTTAGATTGTGTAGCAGAAGAATTTATATCTATCGGTAGAGGTATTAAAGGATTAGAAAATGCAGTTAGATTTACTCAATCAGGTAGAGCATTAGGTTTAGGCACACTAGGATTTCATACCTATCTACAACAAAATATGATTGACATTGAATCCTTTGAAGCTCATACTATGAATATGAATATATTTAAAAATATTAAAAAAGAATCTGTAAGGGCTAGTCAGATGTTAGCTAGAACTAAAGGTGAACCCAAGTGGTGTAAAGGGCATGGAGTCCGTAACACTCACTTACTAGCCATAGCACCCAATAGTTCTAGCGCATTAGTTTGCGGTAGTGTATCACAAGGAATTGAACCAGTTTATAAAAATGTATTCGTACAAGGAAGCCCCGCTGGTGAGATAAACCGCATCAACCCTGTACTGATTGACTTGATGGAATCTAAGGGTGTATATAACCAAGATACCATTAATCAAATCATTAAGGATAATGGTTCAGTACAGTTAGTTGATTGGCTTACGGATGAAGAAAAAGCTGTATTTAAAACTAGCTTTGAAATTAATCAGGAAGTACTAGTTAGATTAGCTAGTACCAGACAGAAGTTTATATGTCAAGCACAATCACTAAACCTATTCTTCCCTAGCGATACTCCTGAAGAAGAAATTAGTAGAGTACATAAACTTGCTTTTAAAGATAAGCAAGTAAAGTCCCTATACTATTTACGAAGTGAGGCTGGAGTAAGAGGTAGTAGTGGTGAATGTGTTGCATGTGAAGGTTAATCCCCTAAGGTAATTGGGAGTGTCTTTCCTCGCACTCCCTTTTATTTTTTAATATCCTTTTTTAGTTGTTTTCTTTTTCTTTTTAATATAAGTTCTCTTTTTTCTTGTATTCACATTGACTCCTTTTGGTTTTTTGTGGACATATCCTTTCTTTTTTAACTCCATATGTTTAGCATAACTTGTGGCATTTATACCTTTACCAGTCTTTTTGTCATACATCATGTGAGGTTTAAAATCTTTACTATTCATATTAATTTCCTAGTGATAGTGGGTTAGAGTTTATATTGTCTGTTATTGTTTTAAATGATTTATCTACATGCTCAATAAGTTTATCTACATCTGCATCAATCTTCTCAATAAGATTTTTATTATTGGTTACATTTATTTCTACAGCAGTTATTCTTTCAAGTATTTCTGAATTATCTGAGTTTGGAATACCAGCAACACTATCTTCTAAACTGCTCAACCTTGACGACATGTCGCTGATTAGCCATACCCCACTCCCCATTGGAGCTGCTACTGATATTAAAAAAATCAGTATTAGCTTGGGTGTAATCTTGATTGTTGAATCCGTCTTGTCCGTCATAAAAATCTATCTCCGTTGTTGTTAGGTTAATTACATCTTTATATTTGTTTTCAAAATACTGTTTATTAAAAGATACTATGGTTGGTAAATCAAGTTCTTGTACGACAATATCTGACTCAATTTTGGGGGTATCTAGGGTAGCAGAAACTTTTTTATCGCCCTTATTTTGCGACTCAGGAGCTTGTTTTTTTACCACTTTCTCATTTTTTTGGGTATTTTCCTGTTTTACCTCATTATCTATCTTTATCTCTATTTCTTGTATTTCTTCTTCTTCTGATTCTGGTTCAAGGCCTAAGTCTTCTTCCATATCAATAGGTTTAATTTCTTCTGGTATATCCTCAACCACTTCAACATCTGACTCTACAGGTAAACCTACATCTATTTCTACCATATCTATTTTAGGTAGAGTATTATCTATTAACCCCATATCAGTATTAACAACTGGTATTTCTATAATGCCAGTATGTATATCGTCTATAACTGTAAGTTGTTCTTCTATAATTGTAGGTTGTTCTTCTATTATAACAGGCTCAGATAAACTTAAACCTATATTTAAATCATCTATGATAGCACCGTACTGACCAGCCCAACCACCAGTATCAAAACCTGAAACAATAACTTCTACATTTGTATTGCTTGTATTAAATTCTTTAGTTAATTCTCTAGCAAAACTTTGAGTGATTGTTCCATGATTGTAGTCAGAAGTAAAATTAAAGATTAACACTTCCGATTGACTACCATCTTCAAATCTTACTAACCAATCTATTGTATCTAAATTATCTAATGTACCTGTTTTAGTACACCAATCAGAACCTTTATTATTACACCCGATAGATTTAAAAGTACCATCAATAGAATTAATTATTTTGTTTTCGTCTTTAGTACTTAGTATAATCTTTTGACTAATTAATCCACCATCTATACCATTAAATCTAACTGATTTATTTAACTGTCCGTAATTATTACCATCATAAGTAACATTACCACTTAGTTCCCACCCCTCAGTTTCATTACTAAATGAACCGTTATTTAGGATGTTTGCTGTTTGTTCTTGTTCCTGAGCTTTGGCTAATGGACTGGCTGTAATTACTAACATTATAGTCAGTACCCAAGTAGTCAGGATATTTAATAATTTTTCCATAGTTATCTATATAGTTCATTTTTTTATAATAATCTAGTGCTTCTTTACCTATCAATGCTTTCTTTCCATCCCATATACTACAGGGTGTACCGCTGTGTAACATAGCTGACCACACTTCTTTACTACCAGCACATAAAATACTAATACTGGCAACCTTTAATCCTGCCTTTGATAAACTGTTACTTAAGGCTCTCCTCTCACAATTCCAATCAGTAAATGTTGTACCAGTTGATATACCTACTACTGAAGTTTGTACTGCACCTACTACGGGAAACGAACAAATCATTTGAGAATAACTTTGTATACTCGGTGAGATTGAGCTAGGGGGAGGGGTGTTCTTATTATTTACTGTTGTTCTATTATCTGCTGGGTGTACACTTGTAGTTGTGAATACACCTACTAAAGTTATTAAGACTAAGAATAAAAAGTTTTTAATCATCTTCTCTCCTCTTAGCTTCTTGCCTTTCTAATGCATTTTCTAATCCACCACCAAAAAAGTTATACCATAGTTTACCAAAGATAGGTAAGTTTTTTAAAGTCTTTTCTGGTAAAGTATCTCCTTTATTTATTAAATTAGATATATCTCTACCGATATCTGAAAAAACTTGTAATGGGGGTGCTACAAGATTTAAACCAGCACCATATATATCCCCTTGTTTTAAATATCTATCTTGTACATATTGACTAGCTGCCATTAAAGAATACAAATGATTCATAGAATTGTCTGGTATATCTTCAATATTAAAACCCCTACCTAATACCCAGTCTTTAGTCTCTTGTACTGTACCGTTTAAACCACCTACTAATAAAACATAACCTGCTAAGTTTCTACCTGCTTTTAATTTATTACCTGCCTTATATTCTTGTATTACACGCCTACGAAGCAAGTCTAATTGTTTTATTGTAAAAGATTTAAGAGCATAGAGTATACGACCATTAGGAGAATTTAAATATACTTCAGGCATTTCTGTCATTGATATAGGTTGAGCATCTGATAACTCATTCCATAGATAAAATTTAACTCTATCAGTTACTTCACCTTTTCTTAATTCGTTTACTAACATATTAAATTCATCATCCCCAAAAACTGCTTTATATTTTTTTGATAGGGCTTTAGTACCTGCTTCAGACTGTACTGCTTTTGTAGCTTTTTTGTAAGCCCCTGTTAATAAAACATTTTTACCATACCTATCTGCTGCTCTAAAACCCCCAAACTTTAATACTTCTCCTAATATTCTTGAAGTGTCTATTGCATTGTTTAGTTCGTGTGACATAATATCATCTAGCCCTAACTCTTTCATAGTTACTTTTCTATTTCCAAGCAAAGAAGCTATAGTATTTCTATTACCTTGCATCCAAGCAGATACACCAATATCACCAAACTGAACCATAGCAGATAGAGGATTACCTAAAGTAACACCATAACCAAAGTCTCTAAAAAATTTTAAAAGTCTATTAGGGGATTTTTCACCCATACCAAACCTAGCAGTTAATAAATCTGATAATTCGTCAACATCATTTACATCAAGATTACCTCTTTCTATTTCTTTCCTTACATAATTACCTACTGATTCATCAATATTTTCAGAAAGAGGGGTAGTTTTTTTACTAAGCCTACCTAAAAATGTTCTACGCTCAATATCATTAACTGATTGTCTAATATAGTTTGTTAAAGCTACAGAAGGTTCTTCATAATATTTACCCATGTCTTCTGTTATCTGGTCTATTTTTCTTGACTTAGTAAAACCTAACCCTGCACCATCTACTTTAGGGGTAAACCCACGAATAGTTTGATTGATAATTTTATTTACTTCTTCATCCGGTAATTCTTTTATTGAATTTAATTTTAATTGATTTACCCTTTCATATAAAGCTTTGTTTAATGCACCTCTTTGTTCTACATTTAAAGATTTTCTTAAACCTTGTAAATCTTTTACTTTTGACGGAAAATAGTTTTCAATTACATTTATTTCATAACCAGCTTTCTCTAAATCTTTTTGTTTTTTAGCTAACAAATTTCTTACCTTAGATATTTCTGTTGCAATATCTGGATTTCTTTTCCTTAGTATATTTGCAACTGCATTATAATTACCATTATGTAAATGCATATTTATTAAGTTACGGGTTTTCTTATTCTCTCTATTAATTGCTCTAGTAAAGTTTTTAATTATTTCTAATTCACTATGAGTTTTTACTGATACATTAAACTCGTGTTTTCTTAGTTTACCAAATATTAATGGAGATATATTCTTTACTCTTGTAGATATGTTTCCTATTATTTTATCTGTAAATAAACCTGCTTGACCTTGTGAATTTTTTTTGTGAAGTTTAAGTAATTCTTGCTCTACCCTTGCTTGTGGTAACATTGGTGTTTTTAAAGGAATGCTAGTATTATTTAATGTTTTTATTAAATCCTCTGCAGTCATTCCTAATTCATCTTGCACATACTTAGGCATATCTTTAGCTGATACATTTTTAGAAATACCAACTGATATAGTATTATTTATTTCTTCCATTTTAATATTAGCTTCTTCCATTTCTTTTTTATTTACTTTTCTTTTTTTAAAAACTTGTAATCCTTTACTTATAAGACCGGAAGCTATCCCACCAAATGCAGACATATAAGCTAGTTTTTCTTTATCTATTTCACCTGAAACTGTAGCTAAGTCTTCTGTAGTAGAATACAATGCACCTATAGCTGTGCCAGTAGCAGTTGCTGCTTTAAATGTTTGTCCAACGGGAAAAAGTATAGTAGGGTCAACTAATATTTTTGTTATCATACCTAAAGTTTCTTCGTAACCAACACTACCGTCTTTACTTAATGCAGATAATATTGGATACTCTTGTTTTAATTCTTTTTGTCTGTGTTTGACTAAAACTTCACGCCTTTCATCTTCCGATAAATCAGTAAAACCCTCCCCATATAGTTCATCAGGGGATGTATAAAATGTACCGTTTCTACCAAAAACACCTAAAGGAAATTTACTTTCTAACCATAAAGAAGCATTAGTAAGAATATTATCAGTACTATCTATACCATAATTAAACTTTTTAAAAGCACTTATTTCGTCTAAGGCTTCTTCTCTTTCTTTTGCTTTAGTTTGTTTTTCTATTTGCTCAGGGGTAGCTTGGGGTACAACTTCATTTAATAATGATTCAATATTAGATTCTTCTGTTGTTGTAGTTGTTTTTACTTTAGGTGCTACTACTACCTCATTCAATAATTCTTCTATACTAGCCAAGATTAACTCCTTACTTATGGGTTATAGGTAAAATCTCCACCAAATATACCTAAAAATTTATCACCTTGTTTTAAAGTTCCATTTGCTATATTTTTATCAACTATCATTTCAAATGCTTTTGCATCTCCAATCCAAGCTTCATTCTTATTATTTTTATCTTGGTCTTTTTTCCATTTATCTTTAAAAACTTCTAGTTGTTGATGTAAATCATTTATAGCAACTTCTCTATCATCCTTACCTAATTCAATACCTTTTTTATTAAGTAAGCTTTCATAGAAAGTGTTTTGTTCTTTAGTAGCTATTTTAGGAGTAAAAGGTTTTGTAAATTCTTCCTCTTTCTTTTCTAATTTTTCAATAGTTTTAACTTTTTTAGCTTCTAATGTATTTGCTAATGATATGTAAGCGTTTGCAGCTTGATAATCTTTTGCTGTTAGGGCAGCTTGAGCTAGTCTGTTATAATAAGCTACACTTCCTTTTTCAAGTTTTGCTAAATCTTCATCTAACTCTTTTTGTAAAACTTCTGCTTCTTTTGCTTTAGTCATCTCAGGGTCTTCATATCCCATTCTACTAAGAAGACCACGCCCCAAAACATTACCAAGTGATTCACCTAATATTGCTACAGTAGGGTCTATACCACCAGCTTTTGTTCTTTGTAATGCTCTTTTCCTAATATCTTCAGCTCTCTTTTGCATTACCTCTTGGGTGTCTAAACCGAATATACTTTTAATCATACCTGCCATAATTTACTCCCTATTAAAAAAATCCACCAGCTATTGTTGGGGCAGCTGATACTAATGCTTGTTCAAACAATCCCGGTCTACGAGCTGTAGCTGGTGTACCCGCTTGGAATGCTCCAGTAGTTGCAGAAGCACGAGCTTGTTCTAATCCAGAAGCTTGACCGATTAAACCTTGTTCTATACCTAGTATATCTTTAAATGTACCCATACCAGCCCCTAGACCACCTAGTAAGTTAGCTAATCTTTGCTGTTCAGCAGCTCGGTTTAGTTCATAAGCTGTTTGTCTTCTAGCAAAATCTTGTAGTGCTTCTTCACTAGCTAACTGTCTAGCTTCAGGGGCTAACCCAGCTAACGCCCTAGATTGTGCTAAAGCTAATCCGTAAGCATCAGGGCTAACCATTCCTGTATCTGCCCCAGCACCTGCTGCTTCACCTGCTAATTGTAAACCTAAACGACCTGACCCAAACAAATCACTTCTTAATTGTTGTCTTTGTCTTTCTAGTTCAGGTTCTAATAGAGCAGTTTGCTCTGCTAGTATTTGTTGCTCCCTTGCTCTTAAATCGTCACCTGTATAATCAAATGTAGGGACAGGGGCTTGTGCCTGTTCTAAGTATTGAGAAAGTAAGGGGCTAGTTGCTAGTAACCCTTGCTCGTACAACGCTTGTAATTCAGGGGTTAGTTCTTGTTCAAACTTAAATCCTAAATCACCGTCTTTTTTTCCTGTTGCTGTACCCGCTAAACCAGTATATGTAAATGGTTCAAAACTAGCTCCGGGTGCAGCTTTAGCTGGTTGAGCCTTTTCTCCACCTAATATTTTTCCTATACTACTACCCATTATTTTATCTCCTTAGTTCTATTTTTTATTCGCCAGACTTGATGTACTAAACCATCTAATCCCATTTCTTCACTATATAATTTAAATCCATACATTTCTAAAAATTTCTTATGTTTCTTATCTTGAGTATTTTCATGTAAAGCATACACATCTTCTTTATATAATCTTAATATTAATTCTAAACTATGATGTAAACTTTTTTTTATATGTTTATTCCACTTGTAAACATCACAATGTAAAAATAATTTGTCTTCATACTGCTCTGTAAATATTGTATAATCTTTATAAAGAATTACAGGTGTTTTCATTAAGCAGTTCTTTTCCACATATATACAACTATGTAAGGTTGTAAGTTAGTTTGAGAAGCACCAGTAAAAGTGTGAGTATGTGTCGCACCACTTCCTGTTGCATCTGTATCATAAGCTTGTGTACCTAATGTAGTAGAACCACCTGATGCAACTCTTGCCTCATTAAGTGAACTTGTACCATTTGTTTGTGTTAATGTTGTTGTATGTGTATGCGATGGTAACTGAGCTTCTGTAAGTGCTGTCCCTGCGTTAGTACCTGCTGGGGTAACTGCTGCACTACCACCTGTTTCTTCTAATGTATCAAATGCTGTATCACTACCATCTAAACCTACTAACACACGCCCTGTACCAAATGCTGCCCAAGTTCCAAACCCTAGTAAAGTTGCGGGGTTGGTAGATACTGCTGCTTGTGTATATATAGTTCCTACTGGAAATAAAGCTGCTTTAGCTGCAGCAACTGCAGTAGTAATAGCAGATGTTACATACGCTGTGGTAGATAATTGTGTTGAATTAGTAGCAGCACTAGCTGTTGGAGCTGTTGGTGTACCTGTTAGAGCAGCATTATTAGTATCAGCTTTACTATTTACTGCTGTTTGTATGGCATCAAATTCATCATCTATCTCTGTACCTTTTACAATCTTATTTGCATTACCTGTAGATAAAGCATCTTTTGCTGCAAAGTCTGTTGTTTTTGAATAATTACTCATTATATAATCCTACCCTGTTTAGTGTAAATGTCTAATTTTTGAACGCTTAGTAACGCTCCATCTATTGTTGTTTCAATACCAAGTTGTACTATTGAGCCTGAACCTGATACAGAAGAATCAAGTCTTTCCAAAGAAATACCTGATTGATATTCTGCTACTGTTGTTGCATTAGCACCGTACTCAGCTATTCCGTATTCCGATACCGCTGATTGACTTAGGGTAAATGGAAAACTAAAATAACTAGTTGTATAATCAAAACCACACTTTAAAGTAAATGATTGTGCTGAACTTCCAATAGCTGTAACTGCTGCTCGTTTTAACAACTTAAGTATATTTGGAGCATTAAAGTCAAAGTGATTAGTAAAGTATGACATAGTGTATGCACTACCATTATCGTTATAACCAGTATATTCAGCTAAACCATTTGCTTGAGTCATATACATAGTTTTATTAGTTGGGTCATAAACATAGTCAGTATGGTTTAAGTCGTTCCAAGTAGTTACTCTTAATGAAGCATCCTCTAAAGTACCTCTAGTATCAAATACAAATACTTGTGCTGCTTCTGGTAAACTAATTAAATAAAAAGCTTCTTCAGGAAAATAACAAGATTTAACTAAATCTAAATTAGTTTCTCTGTTTACAATATCCATAAATGTATCTCTTACATTTTTAGACAAATCATTTAATGGTTGTGATTTTTCTTGTATTGTTCTACCTAATGAGCGTAACCCAGTAGCCGATAAAAATACAATATCATTTCCTGTATTTTGTATACTATCTCTAGCAATACAACCTACCCCTGAAATAACTTCAACTAAAGTTAAAGAAGTTGTGCTAATACTTGATGCAAAGTTATCTCCATCTGTATATATAATAATATGATTTTTACAAAATATAATTAAATTACCATTCATTTCACCTAAACCAGTAATTACATCTTGACCTTTTGGTAAAACTCCCGATATATTTAAAGAGCCAGAACTACCACCACTCCATTTATATCCATGTAATAAATCAGTAAAGTAAACTGTAGTTTTATTAGTTGCAGTATCAGCCGCCCATAAACGACCAAATGCTGACATAACTATATTAGCTGTAGGGGCTGTTCCAGCAGCTCCTGAATGTTGGTCTACAGATTTAAACTCATTAGCTGTAGTTTCATTTGTATAATATAAAGGTTTATAACCTCTTTGGAAAAAATATGCTATATCGTTTAATGTTGCACTACTCCAATTACCAGCACTAATAGTATCAGTAGTGGTAGGGGTGCGTTCTGTTAATGTAGTTAGTCCTGTATAAAATTTAGTACTAGACCAAGACACTAAAGTATTAGTTCCTGCTACATCTAAAAAGGGGTGCATACCTTTTAGGTTAGTACTTGTTCCCCCTGAACTAGTACGATATGTCCAACCCTTTCTAGCACCTAATCTACCAAACTCGTCTATAATACAATTATTAGCTTCTAAAGCAAAGCTAGGGTCATTAGCTACACTAGACTCTTGGGTATTTAAACCTAAAAAGGCTGGGGCTACTAGAGAAGCTGTTAATACTTGTTTTGACATTATATAATTTTCCTATAATTTATGCTTCATACCAAAGACTTTCTTCTGGGTGTTTAGCTGCATCTAATGCTATAGCATCTCGTAATGCATTGTTTGCTTTAGCAAATGCACTTACTGGACTAGCTCCACCATCTTCACCTCTTTCTTCTACAGCTAATGCATAAGCTAATAGCTCAATAGGTTTAGTTGGTATACTAAATGTATCTGCATCATTTTCTCTTTCCGCACTTCTTAATACTACATTAAAATTAATTGTATAAGCTTTATCAGGTATTGGATATAAATCAACTTGTGTATCTCCGTCAGAACTTATACCATTAAAAGAATAATAATAGGGTGAGCCTGTTGCTGGTGTACTATTTAAAAAGAAGTTATTAAAATCATGTGAATTTTTTTGTTTTAGAAAAAAATTATCTGTATCATTTATAACATCTAATACTGTTAATCTATTTTGTGAACCATTTAATTCATAGTTAAATACACCATCAGAAGTAGTAGCTGTTAGAGTAGTACGAAGACCTGACCAATGCCAAGCATTCTCTACATCTATTAAAGCATCATTAACTAACACCCCTATTAGTTTAGAGTATGTTGTTTCATTTACAGATGCTACAGTTCTTTCTCTTAATCTTTTTAAAATATTATTTACTACTTGTAAGTATGTCATTTTATAATCCTATATTAACGATATTTTTTTACTTTCTTTGCTACTTTTTTAGGTTGTGCTACAAACTGTTTACCTTGTCTATTACCCTTTGCTTTAGCAGCATTAGTAGCTCTTTTCTCAGCTGGTGTTAAAGCATCCCAAGCTGCATCTGGTAAGTATCTTCTTTTACCATTACTAGATTTACCACTAGATGTTCTCCATTTTTGTCTAGTCCACCTACTTAAACTTTCTTGACTTTTAGCTTTAGCCACGATAACCACCACCTTTAGCTTTATATTGTTTAGCTAACATTTGAGCTTTACGGGCTGACCATTGTCCTGCCTTACCACCTTTACTACCTGCTTTAATTTTATTAAAAAGATTTTTACGCATAGTAGGTTTAGTATAATTACCTGCAGCATTTACTGTACTTTTTCTTTTCTTTGTTGTTTTTCTTTTCTTTACCATTTTACTTTATCCGCCCAGTAAGCAGCTGACATTTTACCTTTAGCTATATTTTTACTATGTCTAGCTTTAAATGATTTTCGTTTTGCTTTCATTCTAGCTGACTCCCCTGCTTTAGGTTTACCTGCTGTACTAGCCCCTTGTTGTCCAAATCTTATAGTCTTTATTTTATCACCTTGTTTAGCTACAACTATATGAGATTTTTTAGGGTGGTTAGGGGTACGCTTAGGTTTATTGTAACCACTAACTCCTGCTCTTGTTAATCTACTATCTTTTTTCATAATTTATGTGGCATCCTTCCACGATAATATAGTCTACGATATTGACCATTAATTTTTCTATCGGGGTGTGCTGCCATTATTTTTGCAAGTTTATACATATTGTCTCCTTACAATTTAGTTAATCCACCAAAGCTAGATAACCATACTATTAAGCTTATAGAAACAACACCCATAATCCACATTAGTTTTTTAGATACACTTTTACCAACTTCAGCATATACTTTTTCTAATGCTCTTTCAGCTGCTTTTTCCGCTATTCTATCTATATCAGCTTCAGTTAAAAATTTTTGTTCTTTATTACTCATTTAATATTCCTTATGGTTTAGGGTATTTATCTTTGACTGCTTTAATGGTTGCTTTCCAAACATCAATGCCATCATTATATATTTCATCTAATTGGTCTGGTATAGATGGATATTCTAATGCTCTTTTTCTAGCATAATCAAGATTGTCATAAGTAGTAGATAGCTCTGCTAATTTTGCTTGTATTGTTTCTTTAGCTATAGGTGTGGTATTCCACTCAATATTATCTATATCTTCATTTTTAACAGTACATGATGCATTAGCATCTATAGCTAGTATTGCTGATAATATATCTTTGCCGGGTTCTGTATTCATTATGTTTCTATCTCCACTAAAGTACAATGCGTTCTAGTTCTATGCGTATAGTTTAAATCAGTATCATTTTGTGTACGGTTTACATATACAGTTGAAGCACCATCACCTGTACCAAAATAAAATTTATAATCTACTTGTGATGTAGTTGCTGGGCTATCTACTAATGTTCCTGTCATAGTTGTTGCTGCCCTGTTACCATCTCCATTAGTATCATAGTTACCAAATACCGCAGCTTGTCTATTACTTGCCGCTGTACCTGATAAACCTGTAACATGTGAATAACCCCCACCACCAATTTGTCTATACACTCTCATCCTTACTCCAGCATGTATTGATTGTTTTACTTGGGGTATAGTGAAATGAATCATAATTTTGCTTGATGAAGATGTTGGTGTAATGCTGTAAGCAATACTACCAGCGTGGTCTGATGTAGCATTGGTAGTAGATATTGCATACAAAGTTGCATCTGAACCTGTTGTTATTTGTTTTACTTTACCACTACCAGCATTAGCAAAAGATAATTGACCAGAACCATTTGTTTGCAATACTTGTCCAGATGTACCATCTGCTTGTGGGTGTTTTAATCCATCAATAATTACATCACCTGTGCCATTAGGTGTAATAGATATATCACCATTAGATGCTGATACAATGCTATTACCATTAACATCTAAGTTGCCACCTAATTGTGGTGTGCTATCTTCTGATACATTTTGTAATGCAGAATCTGCAGTTGTACCTTGAGCTGCAGTTGCATAATCAGCAGAACTAAATGCTTTTACTTGTGCTAGGTTAGTTACTTCACTATCCATTAATGCACCAGCTGCAGTTACATTAGCTGTATCTGTTACATCTGCACTAGCTTCAATACCGTCTAGTTTAGTACCATCTGTAGCTACATCTCTACCATCAAATGTAGAGTTAGTAGTAATAGCACCAGTCATCGCACCACCAGATTTAGACAGGGCAGCATTAGCTGTAGTATTAGCTGTTACTCCTGTAGCAATATCAGTGTTTATTGAATTAGCTAATTTATCTGCTGTAACCGCATCATCAGCAATCATTCCTGTTTCTACTGCACCAGAAGCAATCGTAAGTTCTGTTGCACCTGTTACATCACCAGTATGTGTAGCATTAGATACTTTAGCAGTGTTAGCAGCAATAGCTGTATTAATTGCATTTGCTAGTTTAGCTTCTGTAACTGCATCATCTGCAATATGAGCTGTGTCTATACTACCGTCAACATAATGTTCGGAATCAATAGAATCATCCGCAATTTTTGCATTAGTTACAGCATCAGCATTTATCATAGCTGTTTCTATTGCATTGTTTGCTAT